TAAAAGCATCTGCTCCATGCGAATAATTGTCATGAAGTGGCTTTTGACTAAAAGCTTTGGTATCTGGATCTACATCGTACCGATAATGTCGCAAACAATCTAGCCCTGCTGCCGTATTATTTTTGTCAAAATAACATGATCCAAATATGGTTCTTGCAGCATTGATTGAGTCAGCAATAGGAACTTTGCCAATAATTCTGACGTTATAGCCTGAGTTGCGAACAATATCTTCTAGGCTCCTACCATTGGCAGCCAAAGTCTTATTCTGAGCATCATGAGGCAAATACAAGGTGTCATAGACATACCCATAAGTCTGCATCCTAGCCAATATTTCGCTGATTGTGGTTTGAGTTGTTTCAAAATAACGGATTAGCCTGGTTTCCATGCCTACAAACTGAACAAACCAAACAGCAGTTGCATCAGCCCATCCAATATCGAATACCGCCATTACTGGCTTAGTAGCATCGTAAGGCACATTAGTAATTCGCTGATCTTGTTCTGCTCTAGCCATTTCTTTAGCAAATACAGCTCCATCAATGGTTGACCTTGTAAATCCTTCCCATACGTTCTGATAGGCTTCAAAATCCCTAGTTCTAAGGGTATTTCTCTCAATATCCAATACTTCAGGAAACCAAGGATTATCGTTCCAGTTAACCTTTTGAACTATTGCGTTCTCAGGAGGGTAGATAACAAATCGCTTATAGGTTTCATCTGTAGGCAGTTCTGGATTAAAAGTAACCCAAATCTCTGATTCTTCCTTACGAATGGTAGGAATCAGAATATCCCAGGATACTGCCGTCACATTATTAGCTTCTTCTACCCAACAGTAATCAATGCCTTCGATGGATTTTAAGCCGTTAATATTGTTTTTAATGCCAGCAAAAATGAACTCTGTGCCGTTTGAGCCACGAATGGTATTCTGAGTAACTTCATATTTGCTTTCAAGGCCCAAATTATAGATTTGATCTACTAATAGCTTATGAACCGAATCTTTAATTGAAGTCTGAAATTCCCTTGCACATAGGATTCGCAAGGTTTTTTCTACCCCTTTGCAAAGCAATGCCCTGGCAACTGAATGAGATTTTCCTGCGCCACGACCACCATAAAGAACTCGATAACGGCTGTTTTTAGGCTCAAATAAGCACTTTAGCTTGGCAGGAAATTGGGGCCAAACAAAGCCCTTGTCATCAACCTTTGCTTCCATCTGGCTCTACAAAAGAAATATTGATTCCTTTTACTTCTGCGCCTTCACCGCCTGTTAGCTCAGTTACATTGGTTTCTTTCCAACCAGCCCTAGTTTTAAGCCAAAATATAGCAGCAGTCATATTGCCCTTTTTAGCTTGTTGAAAGAGGGTATTGGCTATCTGAGCATTGGCATCTATGCGCCCATCCTCTAATTCAGCCTTGTAATGCTTTCTTAAAGTGTCATCGGTAATGTCTAGCTTGTGGGCTATATCCACATAGCGAGTACCAACAGCAGCCAAGCTCTTTACAAAAGCTCTGCTTTTCTCATCAGGAATATGCTCTACACCTTGTGTCATACCTTTTCTAACTCCGAAAGCACCGCCTTTTTACCTGTAAAGTCTTCCCAACGTTTTACGATAACGTCACAATATTTGGGGTCTAATTCCATAACATAGGCAATTCTGCCATTCTTTTCAGCAGCTAATAGGGTTGTTCCGCTACCCCCAAAGCTGTCCAAGATAATATCGCCACCCTTTGTATTATTAAGCATTTGGTACTCAAATAGGGCAACAGGCTTCATAGTAGGATGTTCGCCATTCCTGCTGGGTTTGTCAAATTCTAGAATAGTTGTCTGTTTTCTATCTGTGGCCCATAAGTGGCCTGCGCCTTCTTTCCAGCCATATAGGCAAGGCTCATGTTTCCAATGGTAGTCTTGTCTGCCCATAACCATTGTGGATTTCTTCCAAATAAGGCACTGACGAACTTTCCAACCAGCATCAAAGGCTGCGCCTCTAAAGTTATATCCTTCTGAATCAGCATGCCATATATAAAATACCGCCCCTGGCTTCATTACAGTATCGGCTGTTACATAAGCATCTCGTAAGAATTGCCTAAATCCATCGTTACTCATAGAGTCGTTTTGGATAGTAAGGGCATCTTTAGTTTTGCCCTCATACGCTACGTTATAAGGTGGGTCAGTTAGCCACATATCGACCTTTCGGTCATTTGATAGCTTTTCCATATCCGTAATAGAACAGGAATCCCCACACATGAGCCTATGATTTCCAAGAATATATACATCGCCAAGCTTGGTTTTAGGCTCATCTGGTACGTCAGGTACATCATCCTCATCTGTTAGCCCTACAGTCGGTTCTATTGGGTTTAAAAGGGATTCTAGCTCGTCTTGGTCAAATCCCAATACAGAAAGGTCATAATCCTCGTTATTTAGCTCTTGAAGCTCAATCATGAGCAAATTATTATCCCAATCGCTATTTAATGCCAATTTATTGTCGGCAATAATTAAAGCTTTCTTTTGTAGCTCGGATAAATGGGACAGCTCAATAACTGGAACTTTAGCCATTCCGAGCTTACGAGCAGCTAACAGTCTGCCATGACCAGCAATAAGTCCATTTGTACCATCTACCAATATTGGGTTAGTCCAGCCGAATTCTTTAATACTTGCAGCAATTTGAGCCACTTGTTCGTCAGAGTGCTTTCGGCTGTTATTGATATAAGGAATTAGAGTTTCTACTAGCCTTTGTTCTATTTTCATTCATTAGCCATACTGTCACTATTAGCCTCTGCTTGATCTAAATCAGCTTGATTTGTAGGACTATTTACAAAGTTCTTATACTGGTCTTGGAGTTCTTGTGGAACTTCAGGTTGGTAGATAAGTGCGTTCAGATCTGCTTGCAGTTCTTCAATAGACTGTGGATAAGGGTAAGGAAGGTATACGTTAGGATTGCTCATTCTGGTACTACTTCTATTGGTGTTTGAATAGAAGTTTGCTCTTTAACCTGGGGTTCAGCAATGGCTTGGATTTGGTCAATCAGGGGTTTAGCAAATCTATACGGCATTTGGTCACAATAAGCCAAAATAGAGTTGAGTTGTTCAATAGTGAATGTTACGTTCATTTTTTATTTCCTTTCTTAGTTGCTGTTTTCTTTACTGCGTAGGCAATAGCTACCGCTTGTTTAATTGGTTTTGTTTTGGCTTCTTCTTTTACGTTAGCCTTAAATGCTGATTTGCTGGTGCTTTTTTTGAGTGGCATGGTCTTGCTCCGAGTTGTAGCCTTTTTAAGGGCTGGCTTGCGTTTTTTAATGGGTACATCAAAAAAATCTACTTTTCTTTTATCTTCGTTGTTAAATGCTGCCCAAGAAGTGATGATTTGTTCTGTGGTCATAGACTTTGGTTTCCAAGGCCATGCGTTTTTTAACCATTTAAGCATTTTCAGGCTCCTCTTGAAAGCAAATATCTTGCCAGCTCATGACTAGGTATTTAACGCCATCCTCAACATAAGGGAAATATTTAAGATATTCCTCGCCTTTGTCATCGTTCATAGTGCCAAAACGAACTCTAGCTCCTATTTGAACAGGCATATCTTCTCTGCGACCACCTGATAATTTCTTGCCAGGGCCTACAGCTATGACTGTACCCATGTTTTCTACTTCTTTGTTATCAACAAAAATAATGCTAGAAAGCTCACGAACATCAGGTTTTACAACAATTTTGTCTGCTAATGGCTTGAGTTTCATTTCTTTGCTGGCCTTCCACGTTTTTTAGGTGTTTCAGAAAGCAAAACAGGCTCAGTCATTTGCTGAACCATCAAGTCAAGAGCCATGCTCTCAATTAATTCCCACTCACCGCACCAATCTTCATTGGATTTATTTACAGTTTGTGGGTAACGCTTGCAACTCCCCATTCTTTCCCCTGAAGAAAAAAATATACAAGAATTACAAGTTTCCTTATTCTTTACAACAGCCATTTAGTTCTCCGATTACTATTTGGTTAGAAAGCCTTGGGAGGTCACGCACCCAGGGCTTTCGCATTACATAGGGTCTTTTTCGTATTTATCTTCTACGCCATAAGCTGTGCGCTTATGCTCATAGCAAACACCAGCAGTACGGCCTGTATTGAACTCTTTGTCAGAGCCAATAGCATCTTCTTTGCCCATAGCGACACCGCCACGAACTGCTTTAGCATGACGTTCACCTTTAGTATCGGCTGCATCAGCACCTTTAGGAACTACTACACCCTTGGCTGGTACGCCTTTAGTGCTGTTTGGATTAGTTGTTTTGCCCATTGCCATTTCAATTTTCCTTTTGCAAAAGAAGCTACAAATCGTAGCTCCGTTAATTTTAGGTCAATCTTAACCCATGTCAAGCATTTTAATTAATCTAATGGCAGCATCAACTGAATCTATACGACTAACTGCTCCACCTCGCCAGGTTTGCATAAACTTAATCTGAGGTTCGGTAAAATTGGCT